CAGTAATATCACCTTCCATGCCATTAACGGCTACCTTGAAGATGTTGGGCTGCTCCATTGTACCAATGTCAAAGATGTCATACCTATAAGAATAAGCAGGGCCACCATTGGGGTGCATAATCTTATTGCGTACAGGATCGTCATACATGGGGTCAATATCTACCTTGACAGTCACGCCATTAGGAGCCTTGTACTCCACAATCTGAGCACCAATAGACAGAGCATTCTCATGGATTGGAGAGTTAACCTTCCTTACCATGCCAATTGCATCTGCATTAGTGGTGAAGGCAGTCCAGCCACTTACAGTATCAAGAGCTGCCTTATGGAACTGTACAGCACCACGCTCACCAGTCTTGAGTACAAATACACGGTTGTTGTAGTCCAGGTTAGCTGCTGAGAGGTTCAACAAGGCATCCTCAATCTTCTTCAGGGAGAAGGTGTTGTAGAACTCAGTGTTGTTTACCTCCATCTGCTGGAACAGACCTGCACCAGAGCGAATAACCTCACCAGACTTACCAATGTCAAGATACTCACCATTCTTGTTGCGGTTAGACCTACCATAGGCAATCAGCTTGTTCTTGGCTGCATTCCACTGCTGCTCAAGTACCCACTGCTCATAATGCATCCACATGTCAAAGTTCTTCACGACGGTCTTACCATTGGCATCAGTCTGCTCAACAGGAACACCAAAGGCAATCTTCTTCTTGACCAGAGCACCAGAAACCTTGTGCTTCATACGGATGGTAGAGAACTCATTGCGCATGGCAATAGGACTGGAGAAGGTGATGTCATCAACCATACGGCTGAACTCACGCTCAACAGGAGCATACTCCTTAGAGAACCTCTTACCAGGCTGCAACTGCTCAGCAGGCATACCATCTACATTACCAAAGAGCTGTACCTTGTAGCGGATGTTAGTACCCTCACGATAACCATCACCAAGGATTCTCAGCTGATAAATCTCATTCAGCTCACCTACGATAATAGCACCATCAGCAAACAAATCCTCATCAAATACCACATAGAAAGGTTCGCCATTAATACCTACATTGTCAGCATCAGCTGCCACTACAGTACCATTGAGAGTCCTTGCCTCCACCAGAGGAAGGTTCTTGGTCATTGAACCAATAACATCCCATGTGTACTCATCATCTGATTCAAACTTCTTGGTTGGGAACTGTGACAGGAAGGTGTCCAGTGTCTTGCCCTTATGGAAGGCCAGAAGCTGCACAGTCAGATTAGTTGCCTGAAGGGGATACCTTGTATAGGCATTACCCAGGAAGAACTGCTGAACATGATTCAGCTTGGTAGTCTTACCCCAGCTGTCAAATTCCAAACTTTGAAACTTACCTAATTTACCCATTTCTATTAAATGTTAAACATTAAAAAACAATCTTTTTACTTTGCTGTATCCTGTGATTTTGCCACAGGATTTATTTCTTAATGTCTAGAGAGCCAACTTGAATCCTCCACCAAGGAATGATTCTGGGTCATCCTTACCGCCTCCTACCAAATTGAGTGCTCCACTGGGGTCTCTCTTGGTATTGTTCAGTACCTGTTCCAAGTCTCTCAGACCTTTTCTTACTTCTTTCTTCACCTTGCCTTTGGTAAAGGACTCAAAGTCCTTGAAGCCATCAGTCATGGTGTAGATGAGTCCGACATACTTGATGAAATCAGCGCGATTCTCCACTTCATATTTCTGGAGTGATGTCATGTACTCTCCTGTCTCAGGATCTTTGTATACTGGCTTAGTGATATTGTCATAAACCCTCTTGCGAAGTTCCTGACTAATCTCCAAATCACCCATCAGCTGCTTGTCCTCCAGAATACTCTTCTTAAGATTGGCTTCTTGTTTCTGCCTTTCTGCTTTGTCCTTCTTAGCCTCTTCCTGGGCATCTTCCAACAGCTTGTTATACTGGTTCTGGAAGAAGTCTTTGTTACCTTGGAGAGCATCTTTTGCATCCTCCACATCAGTTCCTGCATCAATGCTCCTTTCCGTCAGCTTGAGTGCTCTTTCATGGGAATAGCCTTTGTTCAGGAAATCCCGATAGATAAGCTCCTTTCTGATGTTCTGCCCCTGCTCACTCTCCTCAGAAATCTGGGCATCTGTGATTTTGGACAGGTTGTTCAGGGTATTCTCATACATCCTGATGTCATTGGGTTCAACACCATTCTCAAGGGCCTTAAGGACTCTACGTTGGGCATCATCCAACCTTGCTTCAATTTCCGCTGAAATTAAATCGCTGAATGCTTCAGCTGAATCCACCTTTTTAATCGTCTCATCATCAGAGTTAGGGAAGATACCATCCACTGCACAGGCATTGGCAATGGAAGAGTAGAGATTTGGAGAAGTGTCACTGCCTTTATCAGGAACAGTATCCCCCTTTTTCTCTTCTGTATTACCCCTACCTACGCTCTCTGGCTGTTTTTCCTCAGGTATATCCCCTCCGAAAAGGTCATTGGAATCTACAACCTCAGTAGTACCATTTGTCTCATTATTTTTAGTCTCGTCTGGGTTCTCCTTCCCAGGGTCTACCCCCTGCTCTTGGGTGGTAGTCTCCTCAACATCACTGAACAAAGAGTCAACCTCCTGTTCTCCGAGGATTGAGTTAAAATCCATCATTGCCATTGTTATCCTTCTCTTTAAATTCTACTTTTGTTCTACAATCTTCTGCTGCAAAAATACATAAATGTTAATTTTTTATTCTTTCTCTTAACCCATCCTTAAGTTCTACTAAAAAAGGTACTTAGAAAAGCACTCTCTTTTACCACTTCTTTTTCTTCCCAGGATAGTTTTTGTCCCAATATTTATCTGCCTCTATTCCTGTTGGTATATGCTCTGCCTTCTTCACATCTCCCTGATAGAGTATCATCTTCTCTTCTCTGTAAATCATAAGCATACACATAGCCATCACACGGTCTACATTGATAATTGGATTCCAAAGTATTAACTCCTTCAGCAATGCTCTACACCTTATATTATATAGATTAGAGATAGTTACCTCCACTTCATTGCCTTCTGAGTCAACTTCTGTTTTAGGCACTGGTTTTAATAGCCAGTCTCTAATCAATCTAAGGCCATAGTCTTTCACAGGAACTGTAGTATTAACACCTTTGCGAGTGTTACCATAGCCTATACTCTTGACAAGCTGTTTGTCTACGAGATATTCTGGGGGATCAGCCAGAAGGTGAAGACTGTTCTTTTGCCTGAAATAAGGATACAAACCTTTCTTATTCTGTTCATAGAGAAGGGTAGCTTTATAGAAAAGACATCCTAACCTGCATATCTCATAGAAGTCATCTGCATACATAGGCCTGCCTGTGTACTCCATTACTATCTTATCAGTCCATAGGTCAAGCACAAAGAAAGAACCTAATGACATAGTATCAGCCACATCATTATCATAGGGATCCGCACCAGCTATATATCTTCCTACAGGTATCTTGCCTTCAGAATTCTTTTGTGGCATAGTATAAATCTCAATAGCTCCTGTCACCTTGTTATCCTTGGTTGGAAAGTCTCTGATAGGAATATCACCAGTAGGCTTAAATTCAACAGTTCCTCCACTCTGAACTAAGTCCCCAACATAAACATCACTGTACTCTTCTGGATTGTTGTCAATCTGATTAAGCCTTTCATTAAGTTCTGTTACAGGGAACATGTTGTTTCTGCTTCTAATAATAGCCTCTTGAGGAGTAACAGGATACTGGGAGATACGTTTAGCAATAGCATTAATATCTGTACTACCATACTTCACCTTATATCTGTCTGCACAAATCATCAGTAGAGCTTTGGTTATATCACTGTTGCCATCTTTATCTATACAGCTATCATCATAGTTCATATAGACAGGATAGAAGAAACAGCATTGTTTCCTGCCTTGACCCTCCTTGTCAAAGACATTCTCCAAGCCGTAAAGGTTGTAACCATCAGGAGAATAAAACATCTCAGAGAAGGCAGTAAAGTCTGATTGTTCATTGCCCGCAGTGCCGTAAAGCAGTATTTCTCCAAACACTGAGGAGCCTTGTTCTACTGAAGGTCTAATAAGCCCATATAGGTCATTGAGGTCTTTGAAGATACCTGCCTCCTCAATGATATAAAGTACACCACGGGAGCCATTCAATTTATCTTGATTGACACCTGAGACAATACCTTGGACAGAATTCCTACTACCATACTGTACATCTGAACCAGACTTCTTGTAGCCCATTTGCCATGTTAATTCTTGCACACTGCTCTTGAGTCTATGAGAGGCAAACTGAGTATTCTTAGCAGTAAAGTCTATATTATCAATAAAGACAGAAAGAATTTGGTTGACTCCAATAAGCTTTGTTTTATCAGCAGCTGTTACCAAGCATTGTATTTCTCTTCTATTATTCTCAAATTCTCCTATGATAAACCTCTTTGCCAGCATACCTCCACCGAGTGTGGTTTTACCTTTACCACGCGAGGCAAGGTAGGCAGCATGATGCTTTTTCTGTCTGGCTTGAAGGATATAGTGGGAGGCCAAGAACTGGCCATCCCAAAAGTTAGGATGTCTGGTAGTACGCATCTCAAGACCATCCTCTCTCTTGACCACAAGGTGCATAGGGCAATAGTTTAATACCCAGTAGTAATCTCCAGTAACCCACATACCAGTCTCAGGATTAAGATAGCCTTCCCACCCTCTCCTTCTCTCCTCTCTCAACCACTTTCCAAAATCACTCTGGGGATTGGCATTGGGCTTCAAGTTGGTGTATTTTCCTTCCTCCTGCCACTTCATAGCGGTCTGCCTGAAATAGTCAGTGCCTTCCAAGATAGGAGGATGAGTGACATCTATGATAGCTCTCCCATACTCATCCCTTGGCAACTCAGAAATCAATGGTCTGTTAGGGGACACCATCCATCTTATGAATGGTACATTATTCAGAAAGTCCCAGAAATTCAGTATCCTCCCAAACACCTCCCACATCCTCATAACCAAATATCCTATGGTATAGGCTGGTGGCTCTCCAGCGTCTTTTACTTGATATGCTGCAAGCATAGCCTGTTTTATATGCTCTGCCTCATGCACCAAAGAGTCCACATAGTCCCCAACACTCTGATGTTTGTTAAAAAGCACTATACTGACACACTTCCCCAAGTCACTGCAAGTAACAGCTTTTGCCTTTCCACTATGCATATTCCTGTACACTCTTTCCACAAACTCATGACTAAACCCTTTGTCCCTCATTGCCTGATAGACAAAGTAAAAGTAGTCATAATCCAAATCATAGAAAATGACTACTTCCCAATAGTTCCTGACATAGAAATGCTGCCTTATCATTTACAGTGTGCTTTTTTGTTCTCCCAAAAGAAATCAAAGCATGTCTTCCCAATCAATCGGGTTATTCATAAAGTAGGCATCTGCTACAAACCTGTTAAAGACAAAGCCTTCATCTGCATCAGGATCATCAATCATATCCCTTACAAACATAGCCAGATGCTCCTCATCGGGAACAGACTTGCCTAAATAATCAGCTTTGCACATGCAGGCAACATACGCAGCATCATACATCTTCTTCCTTTTCAGGCTTATGCCATAAGTCTCCAACAGCCCGTCAACCTGCTCTTTGGTATAAGGCTTGATATATTCCTTCTTAGCTCCATTCTTAGTGTACATCCTACTAACTGCCTCTTCATACAGTTTCCTGTTAAAGTGACAGCCATAGTTGTTGATATATACCTTCATGGCCTCAGGTATCTCGTCATAACTTCCCATAGTCTTCTGATACATAGTTATACCTTATTTTAATAGCAGGTCTGGCAGCATATCCACCAGACCCACCAATTAATACTACATACCCATCTTCTTCATCTTGAGGTAGCGGCTGGCAAGCTTCTTCAGCTCCATCTCCTCCTCATGGTCAAGATGGGAATGGCCATCTCTGTACTCAGCATCATCATCTACTTCAGCAGCTTCTTGTCACTGTCTTTTATTAAGTAAGACTCCATAGCTCTGTCTGCCATGTCCAATAGGCAGTCTTCCATCCTTCTGGCAAGTGTAGGCTTTACATCTTTTGGAAACTTGCGGGTTAAAGGGAAAATAAATTCTGCTAATTTATAAACACTGTTATATATTTCTATTGAACTTGCAAGAGCCATATTGTCTATCTTAATTCCACGAACTACTAATTAAAAATTACATACAGGGCGAACCCTGCCCTGATGGTCCTTGCCGCTGCCGTTGCCCACATGCCCATCGTCCAAGAACAGATGCCAAGAGTGGTGACTGCCCCACTCAGTACAACTCCAGTACCAAGCATCAGATAGAGTAGTGCCGTTAATAAGAAGCATAAGAGCGTTAATTTTATTTTTCTTGCTATAGATTATGTTCAGCTCACCCAATGTAGGAATCCTCCAACATCCAGCCTTGCGTACGTCGTAGCTTTTTCCTGAACTATAGTCAGTAACTGTTGTATAAGCATTACACCACCCAGGTGCTCTGTCTGTTTCCTGGTATTTTGTAACAGCTAAAATCTTTGCAGTTCTCTCAACGCCATCGAAATCCCTCAGAGCCTTGTAAGTATTGGCATTTCCAGAAATATAAGCATTGCCAGTATCTGCATAAGCATCCTCTCCATTACCCCAAGACAGATTATTCTCATCCTTGGCTATGACAAACGTGTTGGCTGAATCTTGTATGACCACACCATCTACTATGT